CCAGATCCTTTCCAACACAATCTTTCATGGCTGCTTGAAAAGCAGCCAAACCGCTGGTGGTCGCCCTTCCTGTTCAAGAAGGTCCTGATGCAGTGGCTGGTGTACTGGGGTAATGGCTACGTTTGGTCTCCGCCAACCTACCCGCGCGAGATGTTTGTGCTTCCAGCGAATCGCACACAACCCGTTTTTGATAAAAACGGTGAGTTATGGTATTCGACTGTTTTCGCAGGTGATGTCCAGCCGACCTACCTGCCTGCGGTTGAGGTGGCGCACGTCATGATCAACCCAGATGACACTGGTTTTATCGGGCGCGGGGTGATCCAGTTCGCGCGGGAGACGCTGGGACGGCAGATGGCAGCGTATGCTTCGCAGAATTCACTTTTCAAGAACGGTCTCTCAGCGGCGGGAATTTTGTGGCTGGCTGGCGATAGCAGCCCGGAAATCCGTAAAAAAGTACGCAGCATGTACGAGGAGACGATGAGCGGTGAGAACAATTCTGGAAGAATTGCCATTCTGGACCGCAAAGTCGCCAAGTTCGAGCCGGTCACCTTACAGCCGAAGGACGTGCAGTTTCTGGAATTGATCCAGGACAATGATATTGCGGTGATGAACTTTTTTGGTATGCCCAGTTATAAGTTGAATACGGGCAAGCAGTCCTACCAGAGCAACGAGCAGAACCACCTTGACTATCTCTCCACCACGCTCGATCCGTACCTGGTGCAGATCGAGCAGGTCGGCGCGCTGAAATGGCTTTCGGCGGAGGAGATAGGATACACCTACCTGCGCTTTGAGCGCTCCGCGCTGTTCCGCACGGACGCCAAAAGTAGGGGGGAGTACCTCAACGGCGCGATCAACAATATGCGCCTGACCCCCAATGAAGCCCGCCAGATTGAGGATCTGCCGCGCTTCGACGACCCCGCCGCTGACATGCTGTACCGCAACGGCGGCGTGCAGCCTGTCAGTCTGAAAGGAGGGTAATAATGCCTTTGGCACCTATTCGATGTTTCGATGGAAACGCCCAGCCGCATGAGCCGTTTTGGAAATTCCGCGATGCAGCCATCACCGAGAGCGGCGAGACCGAGGTGGAGTTGTACGGTCCCATCTCGGAGTTCTCGTGGTTCGGCGATGAGATCACCCCAAAACAGTTCAAGGATGATCTCTATCGTATAGGGGCGGGCGGTCCGGTCACCGTGCGGCTGAATTCATACGGAGGCGACCTTATTGCCGCGTCCGTCATCCGCGCAACCATGCTGGATTATCCCGGCAAGGTCACGGTCAAAATTGACGGTGTTGCCGCGAGCGCTGCCGTTATGGTGGCGCTGGGCGGGGATGTGATCAAAATTCAAGCCAGCGCGTACATGATGATCCACAATCCGGCGGTCGGCCTGCTAGGGTATTACGACGTGGATCAGTTGAAAAGCTTTATTGACGAGTTGAAAGTTTTGAAATCCGGTATCGTCGAAGCCTACATGCAACGGACCGGCCTGGATGCCGAAAAACTGGCAAAAATGATGGATGGCGAGACCTGGATGACTGCCAGCGAGGCGGTCGCTCTCGGTTTTGCCGATGAAGTGATCTCCGCTCCCGGGTCCCGGGCGTCATCGGTCGCCACATACGTCAACGAGATCAAAACCAATTACGTCAACGTCCCGCGCGCGCTGCTCAATCTTGCCGAGCAGCCCGCGACGGAACCTGAACCCCCTGCGCGTAAAGCGGCGAAGCGTCTGGCCGCGCAGGCTCGAATTTTTATCAAGGAGTAGACAAATGAACCTGAAATCTATGTATGACCGTGTTCTGAAGGCTGACGCCAATCGCCAACAGATTGCGCGCGAGGTGGTGCGCCTCAACGATGAGGATAAGTTCGACGAGGCGCTCGCCCTGCAGCCGAAACTGGAGTCTGCCAATGCGGAGTATGAGGCAGCCAACCGCCTGTACCTGGCTGCGTTGGCGGCTACGTCCAACAACGCATCTGATCCTGCGCAGCGGTTCATCCCGCTGGGCGGCGATCAACCGCAGCCGCAACCGTCCAACCTGCGCGCGTCGCCGGAGTATATGAACGAGTGGCTCACTGCCTTCCGCAACGGCGTGACGCCGCGCAACGTTCATCAGGCGGGCGGCTCGGAGCGCTATCCGCATCTGATCAACGCCCTGACCGAAACCGGCGGGACGCCTGCCGGTGAGGAGGGTGGGTTCTTGAACCCGGTGGACTTCGACAACGCCATCCGCGAGTTGATGCGTGAATACGTTGATCTCGGCGAGCATGTGAACGTCGAGGACGTGACCACGCTGACCGGCTGGCGCGTGATCGAACAGTTTGCAGCGGCGCAGCCATTGACCGAGACCACCACCGAGTTACACGTCAAAGCCGACGCCGAAGAAGGCGAGAGTCCGAAGTTCAACAAGATTGATTTTGCGCTGAAGGAATACTCCGATTTTCTGCGCGTTTCCAACAACCTGCTTGCCGATACGCCGGTCAACCTGTTCAACTACCTGGCGCGCTGGTTCGCGCGCAAGGTGGTGCTTACGCACAACGCGCTCATCCTGGCGAAGGTCAACGCCATCTCTGGCACGAATGTGTCTGATGCCACCACCCTGTTGAAAACGATCAAGACCGCGCTCAACAAGACTCTCGACCCGGCGTTTTCGGCTACCGCTGAAATCTGGACGAACCAGAGCGGTCTCGACCTGCTCGATCAATTGACCGACAGCACTGGCCGCCCGATGCTGCAACCCGATCCGAGCGCTCCCACCGCATACCGCGTGATGAATCGCCAGATCGTGGTTTTGAGCGACGCGCACTGGCCCAACCTGTCAGGCCCCGCCCGCGCGCGCTTCGCCATCGGCAACGGGCGCGAGTATGTGACCCTGTTCCGCCGCTCCGCGTTCGAGTTTGCGTCCACCACCGTCGGCGGCTCCGCCTGGCGCTCGAACAGCACCGAGGTACGCGGCATCGCACGCCTGAATTGTCAGCAGATGGACGCTGGCGCGATGACCCTGCTGACCGTCACGATCCCATAAGTCCAGATCAGGGGCGGGGTGGGTTCCGCCTTCCTTCCTGCCCTGCCCCTGCTGGTAAACCGCTGCTATGGCTAATATTTTGACCCCCGCTGAGGCTGCCAATTTTGTGCGCACCACGTCCGACGACGAGGTGCTGCTGCAATTCCTGCCGCTGGTGGATCAGTACCTGCTCAACGCGACCGGTCACGACTGGACATCTGACGCATCTATCCATCCGACCGCCAAAATTGCGGCCGGGATGCTGATCACGTACTGGTACGACAATCCAAATGCCGTTGGGCAAGCGCCTGAGGCGTTTCTGTCGCTGCTGGCGCAACTGGAAGCAGAGGCGGCGAAATATCGCAAATACGAATTTGCAGGCCGCAAGGGCGCGGGCGCGATTGCCATTGACGAGCTGCACAGCACGCGCAAGGGCGACGTGGTGCTCTCGATCACTGGCACCTATGGCGCGAGCGGCGACCAGAAAAGCAAATTTGAGTCCGTGATCAGCAAGAGCGGACAATTGCAGCAGATCAGCGCGGATGACTTATCCGAAAATCTGTACGTTATGGCCGTCAAACATCCAGCCGACGATGTGAGCGCATGATATGGCCGCTTATACCGTCAATCCCGGAGACCTGCGCACCAAGATCACGTTCCAGCAGCCGACGCAGATAGCGGATGCTGGAGGAGCGCAGATCACAACCTGGGCAAACGTCTCAACTAACCCGACCGTCTGGGCGCGGTGGGTCAATGCGCATGGGAATGCGCATGGGCAGGAGGTAATCTCCTCGGGAGCGTTGCAGTCCACGCAGCGCGCGACGGTCACAATACGCTATCGCGCAGACGTGACGACCGACTGGCGCGTCCTCAAAAACGGCGAGGCCTGGCAGGTGCTGTCTGTTGACCATGTGCAGGATCATCGTCGCTGGACGGAGATGGTAGTCGAGCGCATCAAAGGAGCCGTCAGCCCATGACCACACGCGGAACATTTAGTCTCGGCAACCTTGATGACTATCTCGAACGAATCGCCGCCGCTGGGCGCGACGTAGACGAGGCCTGCGCGCGCGCGCTGGAGGACGCCGCCCCAATCGTGACCGACAAAATGCACGAGGATCTGCGCAAATCCTCAGAGACCTGGACGGGCAGGACCGACGCCACGATCCAGGCATCAACGCCGCAGCGCGAGGGCAGTTATACGTTTGTGGAGATCACCGCAGGCGGTCCCAGCGCTCCGCAGGCGTTCTACAAAGAGTTCGGGCGTACCCGTCAGGCAGCCGAGCCTTTCTTCCGAACAGCATTTTCCAACCGCCGCCATCTGTTCAGAAACGCGATTAAAAAACGGCTGACCGAGGAGGGCTACACCGCATGAGCATCAGTATCTTTGAGCGCGTAAAAAACGCACTGGACACCCTCTCCCCTGCCGTACCTCATGCGCTTGCGCCCTATAAGGCATCTGGCAATCTGCCCGATCTGTTTATTGTTTACCAGTTGATTACCAGCCCGGCCGAGCAGTCTGCCGACAACAACGAGACCGCGCGCTCGTACCTGGTGCAGGTCACGATCTGGAGCAGGTCTGGCTTAGCCTCCCTGCCAGATGTGACAACTGCTATGCGGGCCGCTGGATTTCAGGCAGGCGCGTTTCGCCAATTGCCGCAAGACCCCGAGACGGGACACTACGGTCTGGCAAAAGAATTTGTCTATCTCGAAGGAGTATAACCATGACCACATCAAATCAGTACAAAAGCGTGGTGGGCGTCGACAGCGTCTACTACGCCCTCGTTTTGCAGGACGACCTCAGCGCATACGTGGCTGGCGCGCCGCAGTATCTCGCGCCGATCATGAAACTCAAAGGCACTCCCTCAACGTCCAGCGAGACCCAGTATGCTGATAACGGCCCGTTTGACAACGTGAGCGCCGAAGGTGATACCGCCATCGAGGGCGAGGTGCCAAACCTCCCTGAGTCTGTCCTGGCGCAGCTGGCTGGCGCGGTGTACGACTCTGCCACAGGCCGCGTTTTTGATGACGCCGACCCGAGCAAGGCTCCCTATTTTGCGCTCGGCTA